CATTGAGACTTCAACAGAGTATGGTTTCCCAAACATCGAAACTGCTAACGAACAAATCTTGCTCATCACTGTGCGAGATAGTTTGACGAAGAAGTTGACAACATGGGGTCTCAAAGAATATCACGGTGACAACAAAGAAGTAGACTATCGTTATTTCTCAAATGAGAATTCGATGCTGAAAGACTTTATTGCGTTTATTCAGCAATACAAACCTGATGTTGTCACTGGTTGGAACAGTCGCTTCTTTGACATTCCTTACATTGTCAATAGAATTGAAAGACTTCTAGGTGAAGAGCAAGTTCGCTTTCTCTCACCTTGGAAGATTGTGAAAGGTAGCAAAGTCACGGTCCAAGGTCGTGAACAACAATATTATGATATCTTTGGTATCGCTGGCATTGACTACCTTGAACTCTTCCGCAAGTATCGTGGTATCGGTTATGAGAGTTTCGCACTTGGTCACATTGCAAATGTCGAACTTGGTGCTGAGAAACTTGACCACTCTGAGTATGAGAACTTCAAAGACTTCTATGAGAAAGACTGGAACAAGTTTGTAGACTATAACATCCGAGACGTTGAACTAGTCGCACAACTTGAAGATAAACTTGGTCTGATTGAACTGCAGTTGATGATGGCGTATGACTTCCGTGTGAACTATGAAGATGTATTCTCTCAAGTTCGCTGTTGGGATATGCTTGTGTATAACACCTTGCGTAGAAAAAACATCGTCATTCCCCCTAAGAAATCATTTGCGAAGAATGAAGCATATGCTGGTGCGTATGTGAAAGACCCTATCGTTGGTCAACATGAGTGGGTTCTATCGTTTGACTTGAACTCGCTATATCCGCACTTGATTATGCAGTACAACATCTCTCCTGACACTATTGTTGATGAGCGTGTTCAATGTAGTGTAGATGAACTACTTGATAAGAAACTTGATACGACACATCTTAAAGACCGCAATCTTTGTATGGCGGCGAATGGTCAATGTTTTCGAACAGACTTTCAAGGGTTTCTACCTGCGATGATGGAAGAACTTTACGAAAGTCGTAAGTTCTATAAGAAGAAAATGCTTGAAGCAGAACAAGAGTTTCAAGTAACAAAGAATCCAGCACTTCAGAATGATATCGCAAGATATGGCAACATTCAGTTAGCAAAGAAGATTGCACTGAACTCTGCTTATGGTGCTTTGGGTAATCAGTACTTTCGCTATTTCGATATTCGACAGGCAGAAGGTATCACACTGTCTGGTCAGTTGAGTATCAGATGGATTGAAAATGCGTTGAACAACTATTTCAACAAACTACTAAAGACTGATGGAGAAAATTATGTCATTGCGTCAGATACGGACTCAGTATACCTTAATCTTAGCGGACTTGTTAATCAAGTGTATGGCGAGAGAGCGAAACTACCGGAAAGTGAGGGTGGTGTATCGAAAGCATCAATTGTTAAGTTTCTTGACCGAGTGGGTAATGAGAAGATTGAACCTTTTATTGATAAGAGTTATCAAGACCTTGCTCACTATATGAATGCATATGCACAAAAGATGTTTATGAAGCGAGAAGTTATCGCTGACCGTGGCATCTGGACTGCAAAGAAAAGATACATTCTGAATGTTCACAACTCTGAGGGTGTTCAGTATGATGAACCAAAACTCAAGATTATGGGACTTGAAGTTGTCAAGTCTTCAACTCCTGCGCCTGTGCGTGTGATGTTGAAAGAAGCAATCAAAGTAATTGTGAACGGTTCGAATGATGACTTGCTAGAGTTTATCGAAAATACAAGAGAAGAATTCAATTCACTACCACCTGAAGAGATTGCTTTCCCTCGCAGTGTGAATGGTGTTGAGAAGTACAAGTCCGATATCAAAGTCTACACAAAAGGTACACCGATGCATGTGCGTGGTGCTTTGATGTATAACGAACTTGTGAAGCGTAAGAAGATAACTAATCGTTATCCGCAAATCAAAGACGGTGAGAAGATTAAGTTCATTCACTGCAAGATGCCGAACCCTATTGGTGAGAATATCATTTCGTTCCTAAACACTCTACCAAAAGAGTTTGACATGCATAAGTATATTGATTACGATATGCAATTTGAGAAAGCATTCTTAGACCCTCTGAGATTTATTTCAGAGAGTATTAACTGGCAACTAGAAAAAGTAGCAACATTAGAAGACTTTTTCGGATAGGAGATAATTATGACAAATCCAATTGAGGATGATATTAGAGAAGCACTACTTAGTCATGCAAAAGGTCATATTGACAAGCATGTTATGAATGTTAAAATTCTGATGAAGAAGTGTGTAGGTGTAGCAGAACATGGTGATGTGCTAGAAGAGATTGAAAAAGAACTCAAGATTATCGCAGAGTACCATGATGAAATTGAGATGATTAACACATACATCAATCCACCAAATCGATATGCAAATTTGCCTTGACAAATCAAGATAGTTAGTGTATAGTTAGTAACTATTGAATAGGAGATATTATGAATAGTTTTTTACAAGATATTGTCAAAGAGAGTAAGAATGAGTTCGCTGGCGTTGTCGCAGATGGCGTAGAAGCAGGTGATGTATCTACTTTCATTGACAGTGGTTCTTATATCTTCAATGCACTGTTAAGCGGTAGTATCTATGGTGGTCTACCTGCCAACAAGATTACAGCAATCGCAGGCGAGAGCGCAACGGGTAAAACCTTTTTCGCTCTCGGTCTCTGTAAGAGTTTCTTAGATGCTAATCCTGATGCAGGTGTAGTCTACTTTGAAACTGAGAGTGCATTGACTAAAGATATGATTGAAGAACGAGGCATCGATGGTAGACGAATTGTGATGATGCCAGTAACTACAGTCCAAGAGTTCCGTACTGAAGCAATTCGAATTGTAGACAAGTACATGGAGCAGAAAGAAGAAGACAGACAACCTCTGATGTTTGTGCTTGACAGTCTCGGTATGCTATCGACAACGAAAGAAATCGAAGATACTGCAGATGGTAAAGAGACTAGAGACATGACAAGGTCGCAGTTAGTCAAAGCGGCATTCCGTGTTCTCACTCTCAAGTTAGGTAAAGCAAAAGTCCCGATGGTTGTAACTAATCACACTTACGACCAGATGGGTACTATGTTCCCGCAGAAAGTCATGGGTGGTGGTTCAGGTCTTCAGTACGCCGCATCAACTATTGTATTTTTGTCTAAGAAGAAAGACAAAGAAGGTACAGAAGTTGTCGGTAACATCATTCACTGCAAACTAAACAAGTCACGATTAACTAAAGAAAACTCTATGGTCGATGTATCACTCAAGTACAAGGGTGGTCTAAGTCGATGGTATGGTCTGCTTGAACTCGCAGAAGAAGCAGGTATCTTTAAGAAAGTCGCTACTCGATTTGAACTACCTGATGGTGCTAAACTCTACGGTAAGCAAATCTTATCTGAACCTGAAAAGTATTTCACTGAAGAAGTGATGCAACAATTAGATGCATTTGCTAAGGAGAAGTTTTCTTATGGCGGTGAAGTTTAGTTATGTCGAAAAAGAAGACCATATTGCTACTCGCATTTCTGAAGGTGAGTATGCTGGTGTGGTTTATCAAGTAGGTCGCATTCAGTTTTCTGAACCTGATGCGACCGGTCAAAGGGGTATGAGATTTAAGTATCAAATCCTCGATAACCCTAATGATGTAGAAATTAAAGATGACTTCACTTCAGTTGTAGGTGATATCATCGTAGAACAGATTGAACAGAAATTAGAAGAAGGTGAAATGGTATATGCAAACGGCACGGATTGAAAGAACAATTCTATCAAACTTACTTAACAACGAAGAGTTTGTGAGAACCGTAATGCCGTTTCTGAAAGCAGAGTACTTTCATGACGGTTCAGAGAAGTTGGTGTTTACACAGATATCCTATGCAGTAGACAAGTATAATAAACTACCTACTGCAGAACAAATTATCATTGAAATGAATGAAGCGCATAATATTCCTGAACCAGAATTCAAATCTGCAGTTGAGATTATCAATTCGCTAAACGAACAGTCTGCAGACTTACAGTGGTTATCCGATGCTACTGAGAAGTTCTGTAAAGATAAAGCAATCTACAATGCCATTGCAGACGGCATTCAGATAATAGAGGGGAAAGACAAGAACAGGTCACCTGATGCTCTTCCCTCTCTATTGTCTGATGCTCTCTCAGTGTCATTCGATAGAAAAGTAGGACATGATTATTTCGAACAGTCTGATGACCGTTTTGATTTCTATCATGAAAAAGAAGAGAAGATACCTTTCAATCTCAAGTATCTTGACTTGATTACAAAGGGTGGTCTTCCAAAGAAAACATTGAATGTAGCACTTGCAGGTACAGGCGTTGGGAAATCCTTATTCATGTGCCACATGGCGGCATCGTATTTGATGCAAGGTCGTAATGTTCTTTACATCACACTAGAGATGGCAGAAGAGCGTATCGCAGAGCGTATCGATGCTAATCTATTGAACATGGACATTCAGACACTTGAAGAATTACCTAAGTCTATGTTCGACAAAAAATTACAAGCAATACAAAAAGAGACACACGGTAAGTTGATTGTCAAAGAATATCCGACAGCATCCGCACACCGTGGTCACTTTGATAGTTTGCTCAATGAGTTGTCTTTGAAGAAGAGTTTCAAACCTGATGCTATCTTCATCGACTATCTAAATATTTGTACTTCACAAAGATTTCGTGCTGGCGCAAATATCAATTCATATACACTAGTCAAGTCGATTGCTGAAGAGTTGCGTGGTCTTGCAGTAGAACATGATGTACCAATCATTTCTGCTACACAAACTACTCGCTCTGGATATACAAGCACAGACATTGGACTAGAAGACACCAGTGAGAGTTTCGGTCTACCGGCAACAGTAGACTTCATGTTTGCACTTATTTCAAATGAAGAATTAGAACAACATAATCAAGTTCTAGTGAAGCAGTTGAAGAACCGCTACAACGACCCTACAAAGTATCGTAGGTTTGTTCTTGGTATTGATAGAGCAAAGATGCAGTTGTACGATGTAGAGGACTCTGCACAAGAAGACCTTGTTGAGAACATGATACCTAAGTCAGTTCCTCAAGGTGTACAGGTAGTCGAAAGTAATGGATTTGATAAACTAAAGGAGCAACGAAATGAAAAGACTAAGTACAAAGACTTCTCGACCTTTAAGATTTAAGATTGAGTTTGACGGCGAGAACAATTGCTATAACATCTATGACAGTAAGTATAAAGATGTAATCCAAGTATCTGCTAATCGTATCGAAACCAAGCGTATGGTTGAGAATTTGAACGCTGGAAGTGGGTTCGAAGAGTGGCAAATCCCAAACTTTCTCCAAAAAAATATATAAATACTTGATATCGTTGAGATAAAATTTGTTGTTTTTCGGCAACAACGCTTGACATTGCCGACTTTATTTGCTATTATATACATATGATGACAGATAGAGAGGAATTCTAATGCATTGCGTAACCGTTACTGGCGGCAACAAAACACAGCGAGATTTGGTTGAAGATGCTTGCTATTTCTTCATTAAGCATCTGATGCCTAAGTGTCGGAAGATGGAGATTGAAATTCATCTGAAGAAGATGACCGGCGATGCTGTCGGTTACTGTTTGATGACAGACACTATTCGTGATTATGAAATTGAGATTGATAAGTCACTATCAATCAAAAA